AATGGTGTAACTCTTGGGTACGAGTCTCCGAAGGAGAAGCAACACAATTATCTATTGACGATTCTGAACCAAAGGGTCCAGAGGGCCAACGTGAGCGTGGAGCCGACAACGACTGCCGCCACGTAACTAAAGAACGTTCCGAGATCCATCAGAACGGAACCTCGGAAAAGTCTTCTTCAGGCGCGGCCTGCTTGACTGCGCCAGCGGCACCCTTGCCCTTGGCAAGAAGATCAAATGTGCGCGCCGTGATCTGAATGGAAGACTTGGACTCGCCGCTGCGGGTCTGAAAAGTCTTCACGGACGGAACGCCTTCAACGCACACAAGATCACCCTTGTCGAGCAGCTGTACAGCAAGTTCTGCCTGCTTCTCCCAAATGGATACGTCGTACCAATTGGTGGTCTCTTCGCCGCCGCGCTTGTTCTTCACTGCAACGCTAAACGATGAAACGTTCTTTCCTGTCTTGGTGCTGCGAAGTTCTGGCTTGCTTCCAAGCCTGCCAGTTACTTCAATCCTTTCCTTTGCCATTTCACTTCTCCTGACTTAGGACCAGTCGGACATATTCTTCCGCTGCTCCAAATTCCATTTCCCAAACTCGTGGGATAAACCATCGGTCATTGACGACCAATCCAGCCGCTACCGCATCTAGCGTTAGCTTCAATAGATTATCAGCATCCATCGGTCTTTTCAAATGCGCCCAGATGTCGATGACAATCCTCTTCCCGTCTACCGGCAGGAAGTCCGGCCTTGTGACTAACGCTTTCTGTGTCGCATATGTCACGATCTCCTTCCATGCTTTTGCTTCTCGTGTCATGTAGATGATTTTGCCCGCAACGCGATACGCGCGGTTCCATGATGGCGGTCTTCCTACAAGGACAATCTCAAGCCCTTCCGTCCAGCCTTCCAAGCCTGATACGCTGGTCATCCCCGCCCACCTTGATGGCGCGACAGGTCTGCTGTAGTCGGGAGATGAGAGCCCCATATCCAAGGGCATCGAGTTCGTCAAGGCCGCGGTTCGTCGTGGCGATCGTCGCGAGACAGGCACTATATCGGCTCTCAACAAGGACGTAGAGTCGCTCTGCCGCCCAGTCGGTTGCCTTCTCCTTCCCAAGATCATCAAGGACCACGACGCTTGCGCGTGTCAAACAAAAGTCAAACAAGTTCATGACTTCTGGATCATTGTACTTCATTGACTGGCGAATCCGATCTAAAAAGATCGGCACATTGATAAAGCGAACTCCACCAAGACCAGCGGCAACTTTCTCTCGGACTGACGCCACGGCAAGGTGGGTCTTTCCCGTACCTGGCGGCCCAACAAAAAGAAGGCCCCGCTCCCCAATCGGTGCCTTTGCCCACTCCATTGAGGCCTCAAGGGCCGTCTTAGAGCCACCCTGCGCCTCGAAATTGGCGAAGGTGCTGTCTAAGTACCTTTTTGGGATTCCAACGCCTAGAAGCGCTTTTTCGAGGTCCTGCGGCGGCTTGCTCTCGCCCCACATGATGTCCTCCAGGTATACAACTTCGGTGCTACTTGTTGTCATTATCTCGCTCCCCCGCAGCGGCGACCAAGAGGATCACCGCGACGAGCAACATAAACAGTGCTGGCTGCAACATCTACTCCTCCAACTGTGCATCACGAACAGATGATGTTGTGTGCACCCTCTTCTTACTGCCTTTTCCGATCGCTGTCAAATATGCAATTGGGTCGCCCTTGAGGTCGCGCAGTGCCGCGTCGCAGATGGCAGACATTAGCGCGGGAATTCCACCTGGATATTCGCGCATCAGCTTTGCAATGCGAGCGTAGTCGGCTCTCTGTGGGACGATGCCATTCATCTGTCCCATGAATTCAACAAGTCTTCCCTGTCGGTTCGGCCCTGCCACAATGTATTCCATCCACTCTTTCATGCTCCGAACCTTTACCTGCGCATCGTGTTCGTCGCGAAGGCCGAGACGGTTTAGTCGGTCGCGAGCGGCCGCTGCAAGCGCCTCCCTTGCCTCGCGCATTCCATCAGATGGAACCTGCCACTCGTCCCAATCGTGAACCACGAGTCCGTCGAGAAGCCCAACGCGTCGGAAGTGCGGAAGGAACTTTGTGTTTTGCGATCCGACCATTGCTTCAATGTGCTGATCGGACTCAAACACTCCGTCGGTTTCTGATGCCGCGCACAACAGAACAATCCATGCCCATCGCGCGTTGTTATCTGGCAGCCGCCAAAGTTTCTTGTGTCGCGGGAGATCGCTATAGCATCTCCAGTAGACGCGGGCGTCCCCCATCTCTTCAAGAGGAATAATCGGTGTCATGCCCACCGCTAATCTCCTTCTGGATCGCAATCCATGCAGTAGTTGTTTTCTTCTCCGAACTCACCAATGAATTCCGCACCACAGTTCTTGCACGTGCAGATCATTATTTTTCCCAGTCAGGCCAAAGGTCTTTCTTCAGTGCTGGGACCAGATTGTACAGCTCTTTTCTCTTTTCGGGAATCTGCTGCGGGTGGCTCTCCCACTTATCGCACAGTTCCTTGAATTCGCAGTTTGCATGCGCAAACGCCGTTGGGTTCGGATAGATCGCGCCCTTCTCGATTGCGTCAAGGAACGCGCGAGCCCCGATGTACATCTTGTCAATATCTTCCTGCGTGCGGGTAGTAGTTCTTCGATCAACATTCACGCCCTTAGCCGAGTTGCTAATGATATTGAATGTCACCGATGGGTCGTGGTCATAGTTTTGGCGAACAGCATTCACATAGGCGGTTGCCTGAATGTCTCCGCGCTCTCGATCCTTCTCCCACCTTCTCTGTGCGGTCTTGTGCTCGACCACGCGGAGATCTGTGGTGAGCATGTCGAGATTTGTCTTCAACTTCATCGGAAGCTTCCCAAGTTTCGAGTGGGAAATCTCCGACATCATTGAGTGCTCAACATACTTTGCAGTCCAGTCGTCGCCCTCAAGAACAGCAGCCCGAAGCATCTCTTCGCCATTAAAGCCCTCGCTCAGGATATCGCGCTCTTTTTCTGCGCCCCAGTCCACCTGCGCCGACTCTATTGACCAAACTTTTCGATAGTGATCGAACACCGGCGTAAGGTCGCCATTTCGCTTGCCGCCCGTAATGGGCTCGTACCATCGCTGAAGTCCGGCGTGGACCGAGGTGCCCAGGGCGAAGTACGCCGTCGTCCTGTTGGTCCACATACCGAGCCGATACTTGTACCACCAGCGGAGTGGGCACGAAAGGAATTCGCGCAACTCACTTACACTGATGTGCTGCGGGTTTCTCTCCTCAATCATCCGACGAGCTCAGCTCGGCGAGCGCGGAATCTCTTGATCAAGAACTCACGGGAAAGTTCGTCAATATCAACACCGTCGGCGTTCGACTCGTTGATCGACTTTCCAATCTCAGTAAGTTCATCAATCGTCTTCGCCTTGGCGAATGCATCGACAAACTTCTGGATGTGTGGCGGGAGTGCGACGTCTTCGTCAAAAACCTCAGCGGCGGCCTTTGCTGCTGACTTTCCGCCCTTTGACTTGATCTCGTCGTCAGACGCGATTCTCTTTGACGGAAGGCCAGCCATTACCAACGCGCGACCAACTGCCGATGTCTCGCAATTCTCAATCTCTGAGCCGCGGGTGTACGGCGTTGCGCCAGGAATCTGCATTGCGCTGTGGCCAATTCCCGCTGGGCGATCATCTATGAAGCCAAGTGCATCGTCAGGTCCGTTGTCGCCCTTAACGCCGCGATATGCTCGCGCCTCTACGACTACACGCTTTTCGTTGTGCTCAACAATTCTGGTTTCAATGCGTGCGTTGGGGTACGCCTCGTACCATGCGCGGATTCGCTCTGCGACATCCACGTAATCCTTAAGTGCGCTCTTATCGAATGCCATTTGCTTCCTCCTTATTCAAATACTCATCGAGGTCCTCGAAGAGTCTTCCTTCTTCAATCCCAAGAAATTCAGAGATCTTCTTGCGCATCGGGCCACTGATAGGCGCCTGACCATACTGCACCTGATTTAGGTAGCCGTACGATACACCAAGATGCTTGGCGATGTATCGCCTCTTGATCCCAGTTTCTTCTAGGAGTTTCCACACCCGAGCAGTTTTCTTCCTCTGAATAATGCGCTGCTCCGCAAAATTCGGACCAGTTTGCTTCATTACCCTTCCTTGCTTTCTAGCACTGGATTTGCAACCCAGTCCTCCATCGCTATCGAGATGCCCCTACGATACGCCAAAATGTCATCGTATGCAACTAGCGTATCAAGGTCGTTGGATGCGGCGTTGGCCGCCTCAAACGCAATCATCTCCTTCGGCTTAATATGAGCGCTCTCGTCAAGAGATTGCTGGAGATACTCCCTGAACTTGCTCCGACCGAGCAGCATCAGTTCCATTTCCTGCATTTTCTTCCCTTCCCCTGCCGTGCACAGTGCACCTATCTAGGACACACTTTGAGGTGTTTGAGCCGGGGGCCTCAATGGCCTCCGCTAAACCCATCACCCTGCCGCCAGGATTACAGTGCGCGTTCGCACAAAAATACACCTTCAGCCGTAGCTGAAAGAGCGTCCCGCCACATGCGTAGCAAGACAATCCGAGGGCACCCTTATTGGACATATGCCCCTCCTTTCAGGATATCATCTTACTTGATGATATCACCCTTGGTCAAGCCTACGTTGGGTAGGCACCCAATGTGATATTTGCGATTGCCTCTTTTCACAATAGGACCCAGGCCCCTGCCGATGATCCCCGCCGACTTCGCCATGCACTGGCGATTGTCGCATCTTGGTCTAGGAAAGCTCTCCACTTCGATCATATTCAAATCCCTCTAAGTATTCATACAGTGCCTCTCGCCACTTGCGAGAGGATTCTGTTTTCATTTTATGATGCCACCCGCACAGCGTCACCAGATTCCACATCTCCGAGGGGCCACGCTTGCCAAAGCCAGAGTTAAAGACGTGGTCAAGCTCAAGGACGATCTGCCCGCCGGACCCGAACTGGCTGCCGCACTCATCGTGCATTCCGACTCGAGGACCAATGCAACCCCTGTCCCTCTGCAGGACATCTTTCCTCATCTTTGGCGTGACTGGATCTTTATGCCCCATTAGACCTTCTTAGATCGCTTGGCTTTCTTCTTTGGACGATCCTGCTCTTGCGCAACCGGTCGCGGCTTTACCCCGTCCGCTTTCATGACTCGACAGGGGATACAGAAGCATGGCTGCTGGTGGTAAAACTTATCTGCCATAGAAGCCTATCGCTTTCGCTCTTTGGCCTCAACTGACCTCATCACCTTATTCGACCAGGCCTTTCCCGGATCACCGCCCCAAAGAGCCCAGGCAATTCTCCCGGCAGATGGGAATCCCTTTTGGCCAGGGGCCCAACCTTCGCCCTTCTTGTCTACTTCGTGACGCGCAAGGTATGCGCGCATCTTTTTCACTCTTGCAATTGTCATCTTGTTTCCCGTGAGCATTCTTGCGGTTACTTGACCAGGTCCAATTCCGCCCCTGCCAAACTCTTTTCGCCAATCAAGCCCACGTCTCGCTTCTGCCCTTACTCCTGCAGGAACATTAAGGTTGATTGTGTCGGCCTTTTCAACTTCAATATCTCCAAGGTTTGGAATTGCTGCGCCAGCAGCCTTGTAGGAGGAGTCGGCTGATGGGTCGTAATAGGAAACGATTGCTGCGCCAGCCCGAATAATCTCGCTGACCTTCTGTCTCTTGAAGTAATCAATTGCACTTGTCGGGAAGCTGCTTTCATAAACCTCGGCGTCAAATCCCGCTTCGGCAAGCTGACTTCTAACAAAATCAACTTGTCCCTTTGTCGAGGTGATTGCAACCACCGAAGAACCGCCCTCAACAAATCCATCTATTGCGTCAATGATGTGTGAAGGGCACTCGTCACTGAGCAACGCCTCTGCGTCAACGAGAACAACGCTCTTCTTAGACGGTTGCTGATTTGGATTCATTTCAGGATTCGGCTTAGACTCAAGTTGGTCTTTGCCCTGATCTGGCTCTTGGCTCCCTGCCCCGTTGTTTCCGGCCCCGCCATCCGGGACGTCTCCACCAGGTGTTGGCTCCTGTTCTGGCGCGTCGGGATCGCCAACCTTACCCTTAAGGTAGAGCTCGTAATATCTCATTGGCATATACCCAAGCGGGCTTGGCATCCATACTTCATCGCCCATCAGCCCAACGCCTTCCTGTCCGCGCTCCTTGAGCGCGTCATTGAGTCGAAGCCATGGAAGTCCGGCAAGTGCTGCCTTGTAGTAGTCAGCAACTGTCTGCGCAGACTCGCGACCAACATCAGTGTAGACAAATCGCAAGCCCTTGTCATAAAGCCAAACAACTTCTCTAGTGATGTAGTCCGCAATAAGTTCGCAAAGCGGAGCAATGCCGTTGTCGGCAGTGAACGCCGCGCCGTACTCTGACGAACTCTTGTTCACGTCAAAGTTTAGCCCGATGTCTTGCGCCTGAACGCCGAAGACTGCGCAGATCTTGCGTGCAAGATAGATCTGCCACTCCATGAACTGCATGTCTCGGTTTGACTGCGCCATAGGAATCCACTTGACCCCCTTACCGCCACCGGTGATCGCGGTCTGGCTCTTGCCTGCGATTTCGCCTTCCCAATAGTTCTTGAAGGCATCAACCTGATCAGGGCGAACGCCTTCGCCAAGATCAATAATTCCCGGTGGGGTCGCCTGCTCAACAATGTTGTTGTTGTACTTAGCCGCCCGAAGGTCCGCCTCAATGGTCTCAGCAAGAACCTCTAGCGGTGAGAGGCCGAGCGGGGAATACGTCACTCGGTTTCCCACAATGACAATCATCTCTTCGTTCAGGTACTCGGCAATGATCTTTCCGGTCTCGTCGTATTCAAAGTATCGCGGCTTCTTTAGGTTTGTTCCGTCCCAGTCCGGGTCGAAAGCGATTCTTGCACCATCTTTTGGCCAAAGGTTCTTAACCGGCCTTCCGCTTCTTCCCGCCCGCGCCCCGACAGTATGTTCTTTCTCAATGCAGCCCTGATCCAGGACAAGAATATCCTCAACGATTGGCTCGATGAATGACCTCCACGAATCAAGACGCGTATTTGGATCTCGCAAAAGATCCTTAATCGTCTTTACGTTTGCTTCGTTGACTTCACCGTTGCCATCAATGCTGACAATGTCCCACTTTGCGCGGCTGATCTGCTGCCTGCGAAGATTAATTGCAGATCTAATCCATGGGTTTGTTCGGGACCACTTGCGAAGCTGATTAACTGAACGCTTCTGCACAGTACCCTTGCCAGCGCCTCGCGCGTAAGGCTGCGAGTCGTAATTTGGAATAAGGATTGCATCCTTTATTGCTTGAACATCAGCTTCTGCTTGCGTGCTTTCAACTTGGCGCTTTACGCGCTCCCACGGCATCATTACCACGAGTCTTGCTCCTTCGGCTTTCTTGTTCTCCAGGACCTTATCGCATTAGAAACAGCCATGCCATCAAGGTCCTTGTTGACAATCTGTCTAGCTTCTGTGTAATTAAAAGGTATAAGTCGCACTCCGTCAACTATACCAACTCCTTTAAATGAAGGAAGCCTTCCCCACCATTTTGGCACAACGAACTTGCCGTCTTCAAACTGCAGCTCGATGCTCTCGCTAATGTCAAGCACTACTTTTCGCCTTCCTCGTCGCCTTCGGACTCAGTGTTTGAGCCAATCGCAACCATGGCCATCTCGAGCCCTGCATAATCTTCCATATCAAATGGGTTTTCCTTTCGGAAAGTTTCCCAGAAGCCATCGTACTCCTTGTCGTTAACATGTTCCAGCCTTGTGAGTTCTTCTTCGACATGGCGCTGGTATTTGATCTGCTGGGGAACGCTTCGTTTAACCCTTGAAAGCACCTTGTGGCACTGCTTACAAACGGAGTATCTTTTTTGACCCTTTGCTCTGGGGACCATTGGCTCTGGAATAAGGTCTTGCTCCATATGGTCCTCACCGACCATTATTGTGCATAGGGCGCACCTCGGATGCGCCCGATGTATCTCCTCGTATCTTCTCATGACTGGCGCCAGGGTCTTCTGGATGCGCCGTATAGCCAGCACGATATCGAGAATACCGCCCTCAGCGTCGTTTAGCTCTAAGCACAACCGGCACTTGACTGCCGTATCTTCACACATGCGGCAATTATACATAGACCGTAAATACTAGTCATTGACACGCTATGGTAGATTCATGTAGGAAGCAAAGGTCTTGCAATAATGAATATAAGAGGGGATGATTCGATGGTGCTTATACGGGACTATCTGCTGACACCGATGTCTAACAGGGGTTCCGATCGGCCTGTCGACGGCCATAAGAATTGGGGGTCTGATCTTGGACTTTAAAATTTACACCAACGCCCTGAAGGCCTATGAGTCTGAAAATGGCGAGCGATATGTAACCGGAACAACTTCTTCAACAATTCGGGACCTGCATGGCGATGAGATGTCGCTGGATGCCCTGAAGACAATGGCTGAAACAGCCAGACAGAATATGACGGTGTTCCTCAATCATAATTACAATGTCCCAGAGGACCTTTTTGGCTCCGCCACGGATGCCCAGATTGTTAGACGATATGACAGCGAAACAAACGAAGAGGTTTATGACCTCGATCTCAATATTCGGGTGGTAAACGAAGACGAAAACCCAGAGGCGCTTCGCGCTTATCGCGCAATCAAGCGCGGGGTTAAGCTTGGTCTCTCCATTGGAGCCCGCGTTGAAAAGGCGCGTCGCAAGGCTGCCGAAGGAGACAGGCCCGAGTCAATCCTTATTGAGAAGGTTCGCCTACTTGAGGCGAGCGTTGTTGGCATTCCTGCCAACCAGAGATCCTACCTGCAGAACGCAGTAAAGAGCCTCCGCTCTGGTAGCGTCGATATTGACGAGCTTGAGGGCGTGATCGAAGAAGAGAAGTCAGAGACAGAAGTAACCTCTAAGGCAGAGGCTGGCTCCGTCATTGCTGGGGACTGGGTTCTCTGGTCAAATGAGGACGGCGAGACAATGTGCGGCGCTGTTGAGTACGTTATGACCGAAGGCACCCTTGGTGCTGAAGGTTCAGAGTATTCAATTGAAGCCACACCAGAAGATCCAGCAGCTCTTGTTCGCATTTATGAGGGCGAAGAGGGAAACTGGGAAGCAACCGAGATGCTCGTTGGCCAAAAGGTCAGCGCTCTCACCAAAATTAATCCGCTCCCTATGGCGGAAGAAGACGAGGAGACAGAAATGTCAGAGACCGAGAAGGATCTCTTCGCTGGGGAGGTCGTTGAGACCGCCGCCGGGGACGAGACCAATGATCTAGAGAAGAAGACCCGCGTGACCGTTACGGTCAGCACGGATTCTGAAGAGAAGCAGCCAGCTGCCGCATCTGTTGCTCCCTCCGCTCCGGATGCGGCAGCCGCGGACTCAGAGGAGAAGCTTGATGAAATCAAGGCTTCTGCCGAAGATGTGGCCGATGGCGAAGTTACTGAGAAGGTAGAGGACGAGAAGGAAGTCGTTGAGGAGGAGCCTGTCGACGCCAATGTCGAGGCCCTGCAAGAGCTCGGCGCTGAGCTCGTTACCGGCGACGCCGAAAAGTCCATTGCCGATGAATCATCCGTACAGCCCGAAGTGGCCGAGGCGGTTGTTATTAGTGTCGAGACCGAGGCCTCTTCCTTTGAGGAAGTGGAGTCGATCGCGAAGTCAGCTCTCGATGCAGCCAATGCTGCTCAGGAGGAGGTTACCGCCCTCGCGGCAAAAGTGACCGAGCTCCTTGAGTCGAAGGCCAAGGTCGAAGAAGATCTTGCGAAAGCGCTCGATCTTATTGATCGCATTAGCGATCTTGGGATCGGTCGAAAGTTCGTCGACAGGAATTCACAGAAGGTCAACGTCAAGGCCGCAGAGCGCGCGCCTTGGTTGAGCCCATATGTTCAGCGCGTCCTTGAGGCGCAAGACGAGGAGTAAAAATGTCTGAAGTACGAGAGAAGTTGGATGACGTCGCGAAGGGCCTAGAGTCCCTCAACGGCGCTCCGATCGGCCGAGATCTCGATGTCGAGAAGAAGTCCGATTTTGATCCTGCTGAGGCCTATGCCGTTCAGCGCGAACTTCGCAAGAAGTTCTCGAAGATGAGCGCATCGGAACTCAACGAGATGCTTGATGTTCAGGCCTCGCGAGAAGTTGGGAAGCAGGCTGATGCCGGTGTCCTTAACCAGCTTGCGTTGTCGAACCCACAGATTGCAAAGGCACTTGACAGCAGCGGTGGTTCGGCGCTTATCCGCCAGGACCTCGAGCCAATCCTTTACAGCCTGTTCGTTAAGAAGTTCCCATTCTTTGACCGCATCCGCAAGGAGCCTGCAAACGGCCTCGTGCACGCGTTCAATCAGCAGACCGCTTACGGTGATGCAGTCTTCCAGACGGAGACCGGCACTGTAACCGACGATAACTCGACGTATGCTCGCCAGACGACCAATGTGGCCGTTCTTGCGACCCGCCGTGGTATCACGCTTAAGAATCAGTTCGCGCTTGGTCAGGGCGGCTCGCCGTTCAATGGCCTTTCGCAGGAGCTTGGCAGCGGCGTAACCGCCATTGCGCACAAGCTTCAGAAGACCCTGTTCCAGGGCAACGCAACCGTTACCGCGAGCGCGGGCGCAGCAACCGAGCTTGGTGCTTATGACGCCAACTCGTTCGATGGCCTCCGCAAGCTTCTTGGTACGGCTGCTTCAGCTGGCAACGAGATTGTTGGGAAGGGCACGGCTTCGTACCTTTCAACCATCAATACCGCTGTCGCTGGCGTCCTGGACAACGGTGGCGCTCCGTCGGCCGTCATCTGCACCCCAACCGACTACGCAGGCCTTGTGAATGAGCTTACAAACCTCGTTCGTTACAATGCGCCTTCGCAGACGGAGCAGGCTGCTGGTGCAACCTTCGGTTCCGTCGTGACGGCTGCTGGCTCACTGCCAATCCTTGCCGTTCCTGGCGATGCCATTGGTTCATACGCAATTTCCGGCACCGACTACCGCGATATGTACGTGGTGGACGAGGCTGGCTGGTCGATGCCATACCTTGGCTCCGACTCAATCACGACGCTCGAGATTCCGATCGGCGTGAACGGTGCCCTTACGCGCCTCTACATCATGTATGTGATGTTCGGGTTTGCAAACAAGGCTCCACAGTTCCAGGCGAAGGTTCGCGTTACGGTCTAATCCGTAAGTATTGCAACTGGGGCCCCAGGATTAATTCCTGGGGCCCCGGAAGCGAAGGAGCAATAAATGTTTGACGACGTTAAGAAGGAAACACCAACGGTTGATGTAAATGCAGTTGCCCAGAAGGCCGTAACCGCAGCTAAGGCTGCGGTTTCAGACGACGAGGTAGTTCGCGTACGAAACCACAGCGGTCTTTCTTCGCTTGTTTTTGGAGACGGCACCGTTGCCCGTTTCCACGAGGGTGTTGCGCGCATTAAGGCTAAGTACCTAGTCCAGGCTGTTGCCCAGGGCTGCACGGTCGAGACTGATGCACCGGCAGCTCCGAAGCAGGAGCTTTCGGCCGCCCAAAAGGCCGAGCTTGAAAAGGTTTTCGGCAAGTCCGAGTAATCAATCTAGCTTCAATGGGGCTCGCAGACACTTTTTTAGTGCAATGCGGGCCCCATTGTTTTAGGATGTGAAAATGATAAGAGTGAACGTATCTGTCCCGAATCCAGCTACCGCAGCCGCAACATATACAGGGATTCAAATCGGTAAGGCCGCGTCCCAGGCCGACGCAAGCACCCAGACCGGAGCGTTTTCCAATCTTGGCACCGTAATAACGCTTGACGCCAAGATCGGTACGTACTCATATTCGGACAGCGATTCACCTTATGGCTACTGGTACGTATGGCGACTGACTGGGAGCTCGAACAACGGCGCCTGGTCAAGTCCGTATCAGGGCGTTGACACTGGCTATGTGACGGTTGCTGAGCTCCGAGAATACGAGCTTGGGGCACTCTCCCTGCCAGATGGAAGCGACTCGAGCGACAACAGGCTTGAAAAGCTGGTTGGCGTCGCCTCCAGGATGGTTGACGGATACTGCGGGTTCTCATTCAGATACAAGACCACAGTTGAGCAGCACAAGTGGAACCAGGAGACAAGAAGGGTGTTTCCGTACTCCAGGCCAATCATTGCCGTCAATTCATTTGAGGTATTTGTTAGCAATCAGCAAAAGGCCACTTTCAACCTTTCAGACCTGTTCATAAACACAAGTCAAAACTATGTTGAAGTGACAAGCCTGGCGAACGTAACCTACTCCCTATTCCCGGCAATTGTTGCTCTTGGGCTTATCGATCCGGTAGCCAAGATCAACTATACCCACGGATACACCGTGACGCCTCAGGAGATCAAAGACGCGACTGCGCTGATCGCCATAGACCTCGCCTCAAGGGACGCGCTCTATCAGACCGGAATGGGCCAATTGACAAGGCTTACGGTTGGCGACACAACAATGGAAAGGCTTCCGCAGGTTGCCCCAGGGAAGCAGTCTGCACTGGCAATACCACCAACGGCTGCAGCAATCCTTGATCAGTATATTGCGGTGTCTATTCGATGATCCCAGGGGCGATGACAACCGTCACCCTCAAGCGCAAGGGCATGACGACACAAGACGCGACAGGCACACCAGTAACCACAGATGAAATCATCTGGGTAAAGAAGTGCCACTACCAGTCGCTCCGAGAGGATGGAAGCCGAGAGTACGCCAATCCAACTGGCCCAGCGGCAAGGCAGGTATATCGATTCTGGACTCCATACCTGGAGGGCAGGGAACGACCGAAGCTAAATGACAGAATGGTGGCGGACTCCTACGAGTTTCGCGTCATCGCGATTGACTTTGAGGCAGTCCGCCACCATCTTCTTGTTCGCGCAGAGAGGGTCGAGCGTTAATTCAGTTTACAGCGCAAAACCTTCATATCGTCCCAACCGTTTGAATCTACCACCAAGGTAAGAATCCCAGTCGGGGCGTCAACTCCAGCAACTTCCTTATACCACTGAGAGCCACCATCAAGGCTTGGGGCCTGGATATGCGTTCTTGCACCATGCGTTGACATCGCAAGGTGATGGTAGTGGCCCGTCAAGAGAAGCGTGGCATCGGATACAGGCTGCATGCCAAGAGCCTGCTTTGCCCACCAATTCTCCACTTTTCCTACTGCATTGCTGCCGCCTCGTCGAGCCTGATGCCCGTGGGCAAGCCCAACCACCGTCCCGTAGACGTCAAGCGTCAGGGTCAAGTCATTCTTTGGAATCACAAACTTGACGTGTCCAAATGCGTCTGGATTGGCGGAAAGAATCTCTGCCACCTGCTCAAACACGGCAACGTCGTCATTGTCTCCAAAGGTTGTAAACGCCTTACCGCCTCGCCTGTTTTCACCATGGTTCCCAGGCACGCAAGCAACGATCACCTCTGGGGCAAACTTAGACCACTGCATAATGGCCTTCGTAACCAGCCTTCGGGCAACCGTAATTTGCTCTCGACGATCAAGGTCTGCCTGGAACGCCTGCATGTCGTAGTGCCCGTCGCAGTTCTCGATGATGTCACCGAGGCCAACAACAACTAAACGTGATAGCGGCCTGCCAAACTTCCTTAGTTCCTTCCAGCGATTTTCAACCTCATTAATCCCAGCAAGGAATCGTTCAACAATCTTGACGCTTCCGCCGTTTTCGCCCTTGCCGAGCTGCAGGTCTGATATCGCGACAATCATTGCGCTACCGTCTGATGAAACCTCTGGCCTGGAGAACTTGTGCTTCTTAATCTCCTCAACCATCTCCTGGACATCTGAGCCCATCGAGGCGACCTTTCGGACAACCTTGCCCTTCCATTGTCGATTCAATACGCCAAGCGTGTCTCCCCAGACATTGAATAGCACTGGCTCAACAACCTCAAAGTGTTCAGGGTCAAGACCCCAAACTCTAAGAACCGTTGCCCAGTCTGGTGCATTTTCTGCTGGCATTCCAGTGGTCGTAACAGTCCCCTCGTTGCCGTTCCACTGCACGCCTGGCTCCCACCCTTCTGGGTGTTGTCGCCTTGGCTTTTTTGCGTTTTCCATATCTCGCTGAACCGCGAGTATTTTTTCAAATTCTTCGCTCATCGTTCACACCCGCACTGACCGCGACGATGCCGAGACATCGTATGCGGCTTCACGGAATATCCTTTCTGACCCAGCCAGCGAGCGATCGCAGTCGACTGAATCGTTTCGTCTTTCATCGCCTCCTTGAAGGCGGTTTGCTCTTGAACGGCAAGACGCGTGTACGTCAAGCCGATTGCGCACGATGGGCCCTTCTTTGCGGAGTCCTTGCGCATTTCATCTAGCATGTCACTAACTGACATTTCCATCTCCTTCAACCTTTACCTTGGCATACAGGCCAAGTAAAATGATCATAACAAATAGACGAAAAGTTTTCAACATACGTGTGGATAAAGAAAGACCCCCAGGGTTTCCCCTGGGGGTCTTCTATATTATCGAGAGAAGATTCGGGCTAGTAGGCCCTTCTTTGCCTTGGGCTTTGGTGCCTTTGGCGCTGCCTTCTTCGATGGAGAAGCCTTTTTTGCTGCTGGCTTCTTTGTCTTCTTAGTTGCTGCCATGTCAATTACCGTCCCTTTCTCGGCCATTTGGCCGTGGAACGAGTATATCAGACTCGCGGCTTGGTGTCTTCCTCGTCGTCAAGCGAGCCATAAGCCTCATTGGCGAGGCTCCCTGCAAGCTCGTCAGCGATTCCGTCTCCGTCGGTATCGATAGCAGTTCCCTGAATGTGGGACGTGGAAGCCTTCTCGGCTGCAACGGCCTTCGCCTTGCCTACCCCAAACTTTCCGTCCTCTGGGTTGAGGGCGCGGACGATAACCTGTAGGCACGCTGCCAGACCAGCTGAAACAACCGTTCGGAAGTCGCCGCCGCTGATGTCAAGAAGCGGGATGCCAAGACCAAGAGCAACGGCAATCGAGGTTGCGATAAAGGCACGGGCGGCCTCCAGGAGCATCTCGTCGATTCCGGTGTTGTCTTTAATCCAAATAATTGCGCTCTTAATCATTATTCAAAATCCTCTCTACTTCTTCTCAATGATGATGACATGCTTGAAGGGCGGGGCGTTGTGCTCTCCGGAGACCCTCTTGGAGTCCGCAATAGCCTTGAGCTGCGCCTCGGTCACGTTGACCGCAAACTGCTCCTTGCCCTTGCCTGAACGCGTTGGGCACGCCCACATCCAGCCCTCTACGGGGTCCCACGCAGCGCAGGTCATATGACCATAGCCAGCGGTGATGTGCGACTTGTCCTTCTTTGCCCAGTATCTCGCCCAGCCAGCATGCCAGGCGCTTACTTCGACTTCCTTCGGGTAGCCAATCGGCTGCTGCACCCACACGGCAAGCGCGGCGCCCTTCTTGCAGCTATTCACGACATCGGCCCAATCCTTTGCCCATCGGGCATTTGCACCAAGCTGCTTGGCGGTCTTGATAAGGTCGCCAAGGGACGATCCGTTGTCGGATACACCCTGCTTGTCCTTGTGGCCGGTTGCGGACTCCTTTGCCTTGATTCCGTCCGCGGCAGAGAAATCCTTGCCAGGAGCATATTGATAGACCCAGGAAACAGCAGCGGCGACGCTGGATGGACCGCAGTCGTCCAGAATTCCGCCCTTTTCCTCGTGGTCCAGCTGAGACTTAACCTTAAGCTTCATCTGAAACCCCCTAACTAGAACCCCATTTGAGGCTATGTCATTTTACCAGCGCAAGGCTGGTTTTTCTAGCCCTCCAGTTCTGCGACGCCAAGGCCCAGTCTTAACCCTCTAGTTCTGCGACTCGAGATTCCAGCAGGTCAATCTTTTTGATCGCTTCACGAAGGGCCCCAATAACGTAAATAAGCGTATTCCCCGCCATTACCTCTTGATACACAGGATCTCCGTTTTCGTCAACCTGATCCTTGTATCCAGTTACGGCAATAGGAATGTGGGGCTGAAGCTCGTGGGCAACGAAGCCGAGTACATTTTCATCAGAGTCCATATAGGTATAAAGTCTTGGCTGTATGTTCTTAATGATATATGTAAAATCAATTTCTTCTTCTGCATTTCTTATGTTTGACTTTAGCCTATAGTCAGACGCTGTAGTGAATACAGGGGAACTTCCTGCCCCGACCATGTTTATACCGCCTCTAGTTTCCACCACTGACGCCCCGGTGTTTCCGGCAAATCTGGCAAATTCTATAGCCCTCACAGCGGTAGTTGCAGAACCCGTCCAGCCCCTGACTATCTGAAGAACATGTTCTGAGGCAGTAAGGCTTGTCCTTCTAATGGCCGTAGCGCCGCCAGACGATACGTACATTCCATTTAGACCACTTCCCACGGAATAAGTCTCTCCGACTAAATCCCCAGTATTAACGCCGTTTGTTTGAAGAAATGAGTTTCCAGTTATGCTCCCATTATTTACTGTCTCTATGTCTCCATCAACATAAAGGATCACATTTCCAGACCCAGCAGTGTTTTCAACGACGATACGACCAGCAACGGTGTCGCTTCCGCGAATCGTTCCTCGGCGCGTGCCGTCGCTAACGTCAGCATCCGACTCGTAGACATCAAATCGTTTGGCTTCAACAACACTACCTCTAAAGTTGGCAAATCCGTTTTCAAGCTGAAGTCTTGAAGTGAATGTTCCACCTGCCCCTGCGGAAGCAGCTGATGTCGCCCCGAGGTGTAAAATTCCTCCGCTGGCTGCGGCGACATCGCCCTGGGTACCGTCCCCCTTTGTCACGACAGCTGGCGAAAGTGTCCCGTCGGAACTCCTGTTTTGAAATGTTGCCGCAGCAGTGATATTAAGAGATGTACCGGTAATGCTGCCACCTGTAATAGTGACACTCGATGCAGTTACGGCACCAGCGGCGCTTACCCTGAACGGGGCAGATGCGGCGGTTGCGTTGCCAGCAAAGAATGGGAACGTCCCTGGTGCCATTCCAACCGCGCTTGAACCAGACCCGGCAGTCAGCGATGAGGCATTGATGTCAAATCCGCCGATTGTTCCTGAGCCCGCAGTAATTTCACCGGTAAAACTTCCAGATGTTGCAGTAATGGCCCCGCTAATGTTGGCGCTTGTAGCGGTAATCTGCCCAGTGTTACTGACGGTAAAATACGTTGAGGTAATTGCATTTGTTCCGCTATTGACCAGAGAGGCCCCGTATGGCAGAACCTCTGTCTCCGCAACAGTTGCGCTTGTCCCGACAGTGTATGAAAACTTAGTTGCAGTGGGCGCTGGGCTTGCAAGGATTGTAAATGTTCCGTTGAACGGAGCGCCGACCTCTGTTATCTTTACGATATTTCCCGAAGAGTACCCGTGATTGGCTGTCGTTGTAAGCGTTGCAGTCGTTCCCGACTGAGCCTTATGGGAAACATCCCGAAGATTACCGACTCCAAATCTTGAGTCAATAACCAGGGCGCCGGACTTTATGACCGAGGCGTCCAGCCCTGCGGTCGAAATAAGCCCTGCGGTGATGCTGTTTGCAACGACATCCGATGACCCGATTGCGTTTTCCCACGCCCCGCCAACGCCAACCTTTCTCAGCCCTGGAGGTGTTCCGCCAAGGTGGTAAACGATTGTTCCTTCGGTGTACGAGGCGCTCGGGAGGGTCGGAAGCGTCGGGCCGCTGAATATCTCTATCGCCTTGAGGCTTGATACAAGCTTTTCCGCAGTAATTGACCCGTCCGCAACTGTAACCGTCGGCTCGTTTGGCTCTGTTGGACTGCTTACTTCAGTAAACGAGCTTGCAGTAAGGTCGCTTGAGAGTGAGCGTACCTTATAGCGATACTGAAGGGCGTTTGTTAGCCCGCCGTCGTTTACATATGTTGCTTTTGTATTTTGAACAGTTCTAAAGTCTGTAAAATTGTAATAGACGTAGCCGCTGACGCTTGTGGTTGAAATTGTTCCGCTTGTAAGCGATGCAAACGTAAAGCTTGTTGTTGTCGTTGAGGCGACAGACCACTGGCCCTCAAGCGCCATGATGTTGGTTGCTGTTGGCTCAAGGTCAATTCTTATTACGTCACTGACTACAAGGCCATGATTTACGGCAGTTGTAACAGTTACTGTCGACCCGCTTCTTGAAATCTCAGAGATTGCCCTAAATATCGCGTCTTGCCGCTGAATTTCAAATGAGGCGAGTTTTTTGTTTACTTCCCTAGTCTCATCAAAAGACCAGGAAACAGCAACAGATTTGTCGTTTGCGGAAACAGTTAAATCCGAAGGAATATCTGGCGTTGGAGGGACCGGATTTACATCATCAATTTCCCTGATTCTCTCGCTAAGCCTGATAAAAGCGCTTCTCTGCAGCCTTACATCGCCACCTACGGTTATTGTATAGACGATATCCATGCCAAGCATTTTTGCGGCAACAGATTTTACGATCATTGGTTTTGCAATTTCCATCGTATTCCATATAAATGGAATCACGTCTCCAACTTCAGGAACTGGATACACTGAGTCGGACGCGTTTCTCGGCCTCATCTCAAACGTGTATGACTCTATAGGCAGCCCGTTTTCTTTCCAGTACCCCTCGGCAGAAAGCTCTGCGTCGGCAAGCGTTTCTACCCTTTCGTCGGTAATTGCCGCCTCTACAATTTTTCCGTTTGTCGCCCAGATTCCTGGCACAAAGTCGTAGTCGACATACTGAACTGGATTGCCGCTCGTATCCGTTAGTGCAACTTTGTTTCCGCTTGAGTCTCTTGTCCTAAACACGGCATAGAGGTGCAGCCTGTTAGCAGTGTTTCCGGACTCTACTGGGCTGCTTGGCACCTCCATTTCATAGATCGGAATGGTGTACGTATTTAAATCCTCAAAGTCCCCATAGCCCATAGCCCCAGTGATCTTGATTACGCTCCAGTCAGTGAAGCTTACCGATCCGCTCTGGCTGCTTGTGCACTCACCGACCAATCCAATATACGCCGCGGATGAATTTGATACATGTGCAACTTTCCAAAGCTTCTCCCACTGACCAGCTGCATATAGGTTTCCAATCGAGTGTCTTGATATCTCTGTTCCTGAAGCGTCATAAAACGCGTAGTGGGCATCAAGCCTGTTAACGTGATTGCTTGCCTTGGCGCGAACAGAGATAAAATAATCTTCGTTATGGACCACCGGAATTCTGTTTGCAGATGCTGTTGATATCGCTGTTCCCGAGGTGCTGCTTGTAACCGTGTACCCAGCCCCGTACGGGCCGCTCGTTGAAGATCCAATTGTAAACCCTGAGGCGGTGGTCCAGCCGTCGATATTCCCGTCGTAAAGCCCGTTAACGACAAGCTCTTTTGGTGTTTTTGCACGATAGTGAAGCCTGCAAGAATAGGCGCCACCCCCGTCAAACGACCCCTTGTCAACCCAGTACTCGGCTCCAGTCTTTTCGGAGATATAGTCGAGTATGTTTCTAATCGTTCGTCCGCCATACTGCTCGGCATTTGGCGTGTCGCTCTCCTGGAAGTAGGGACTAAACCTGTACTGTGTGTCCACGGCCTCAACGTACGTGCTGGTGTCGAGTCCGATTTCGCTAACCCATGAGTTATCGAAAAGCCCACCAAAGACTGAGATCGGATACAGCCATCCACGAACGTTGTCTGCCCCAACACCAAGCCTGTAGTTGTTTCCGCCAACCGTGTATATCTCACCATCGGCCCAGCCCCTCGCGGATGAGCTCGTCAAAACAGTTGGGGATTCAACGGTTGATAGAGATCCGACAAGCGCTGATCCCCCAGAGGTGAGATACGCGCCAGTGATGGTCGCAGAGCCGTCATCGCCAACGCTGTCGTATGTGATTTTTGTGCTATTTGGAACAGCTTTGACAAGGGCAAAGTCCGTTTGGGCAACAGAGAACCCAGGCGTTTGCGGAATAGATACAACAATCGGGTCTTCAACTGAAAGCCCGTGTGCTGATGATGTTGTTATCTCAACAACATTGGATGTTCTTGTTGCCGCAGTAATCGTCTTTTGCGATGTAAGTGTGTTTGCCGTCTTGCCTAGATATTCAACATTCTGCGTGCCAGATCCTGAGGCAGACGTTCTTTTTACATATATCCTGACGCTGTCTGCAGATCCCGGGTTTTTCCATTTTATCTTCAGCCTCTGTGTGCCTGTTCCCGCAGACAGCGCAAGTGAAACCGCCTTTGTGACCGGTCCATACTGAGGCGTTGCGGAGTCTCTGCCGGTCATTGTGGAGTTTCTTGCCTGAGCTCGAACCTCGTAGGTTCCGTCGGATAGATTCCCACCAGTAGACTCAGACGAGAGCGAGAGCCCGTCAATCTGCCCGACCACAGAGGGAAGCGAGGCGGAAGAAGTGTATGTGGTTGTTCCACCGTATATTACGTCAATATCTCTGGAATCTCTTGGGGCATAGTAGTCGGCAACAACGTGCTCTTCAAGTATTGCGGTATTGTCGGCGCACTCAACATCCTGAATGATGCTTCCGCCCTGTCGGTTGCTAGATATTCTTGTGATAATCCCGGCAAACAAAGCAGTGTCTGGAGATGTTTCAACATCAACAATCCTGATTTCTGCCCTGTTTGGAATCTCTATCAAGAACGACTCATCCGCTATCGCCGCGTTTAACTTTTCAGCAAACGTTGCCCCAGCGTATCCGGATACTTCGGTTGACGACTTTGGAAGAATTGTCCATACCGGAACTCGAGCGTTAGCGCTGGTGCCTTCGCTGTTTGATTCCCAGGAAAGATTTTCATAATCGACCCGGCCGCTAATGTCATAAAAAGCAGCAGTCTCTCCTTCGTACTTAAGCTTTACCAGTACTCTTACCGAAGCCATTTAGATCCTTCCTACGCCTGACGACCTCAACAGTGACCTTTGGGCCCTTGAGACTTCTTCGGCAAGCTTCCTGATGTCTTGGTCGCTTCTAACAGTTGGGTTGTTGATTATAACACTTGCGTTTACCGCTCCGGATGTGCTACCGCCAGCTGCACTAATGCCGTGTATTGGTCGATATGTCCTTGGGAACACCCTGGCGACACCATACGGGGTAACCTGCATTGTTTCCGTGCCAGCCTCGCCTACCCTAAATATACCAGGGCCCATCATAGTTCCGCCGCTTGCAAAACCGGCAACAGGGTTATACTTCCCAAGCGGGCTAAGTGTGGACTTGAGCTTTGTGACCTGCACCTCAAACTGCTTCTGTATAGAATCTGCTGAGGACGGTGCGACGCTCATCGATGTTGCAAAGAGCCTTCTCATCTCAGTGCCAACAAGGAACATCTTTAGCGCATTTGAATGTGTAATCCCCCAAACCGTTGGAGAAATTCCTGTTGGCGCCATTTTCTTTGCGCTATCTTGAACTTCTTTCCAAAGTGTCATGAATCTCAGCCTTAGGGCACCGAGAGTCATCTTGTTTGCGGTAACCTGCATCCCTGCGGCATCTGACTCAACCTGCTTTTCCATTTGAGCACCGACGCCATGCTCTCTCCAGTTGTCGTACGGCCTTCCGCCAAGCGTTGATGTACCGTTTCCAGCAGACCCAGGCGGAGTTGTGTACTGTCCTCCTGGGTCATCGTCATTGGCTCCTGTTCCGGGGTTGTTAAGCGAGTTTTGCAGCTGCTTGATTTTCTTGACAAGCTTGGCAATCTTATCTGCAAGCTTGATGAATTTTTCAATTGTCTTTGTCCAGGACCCCAAGAATGACTCCCCAAAATTGGCAGCATCTTCGGCAAGCTCCGCATCAAGGTCGCCAATACTTGCAAACGATTGACCGTATAGGGCCTTAATTCTCGCAATTGCCTCTGCGCCTGTAATTTTTCCTTGTTCCAAGAGAAGCATGATTCTTTGCATCTCTTCCTGGAACTTCATTCTCATCGCCTCAAACCTCTCGTCAATTTCCTCAAGTCCCCTGGTTACCGGTTCGCTTGCCATTGCCTCGTCAAGGGCAATTCTCTTTCTCTCAAGCGCAGCCTGCTTTACGGCATCAGTCTTTGCCTCTTCGGCCTCTCGCATTCTTGCCGCAGCTTCAAGCGGATCAATAGATGCGTCGTAGAGTGCAAGCCGTGCCATTTCTATGTTTCTATTTGCATCTCGAAGGCTTTTCTCAACAGCGAGCAGTCTATTCTTCTTCTCTTGCTCCTCAATTTCGTCCTTAAGTGCCTTAAGGTTCCAGGTCGTTCCCTCGACAATGACTTCCTGGGTTGCAAGGAACGCCTCTTTTGCCTTCTCAAGCTGCTCTTTGAATCTCTTGTCAAACAGAGCCTGAATTCTGTTTTGCAGGGCTCCGGATGCTATGTTGAACTTAGCCTTAAGGAAGGAAAGCTTTTCGTTAAGCTTCTCAATTGCCCTTGAAAGGCCTTCAGTTGAGTCTTCAGCACCATTGATGAGAAGATTCCACTGCTCTGCCTGCTCTTTGCTTACCATAAATCGGCTTGCAAGCGTATCTAGCATTTGGTTTAGTTGGTCTACGTTTGTGAACGGGCCAGCCTGCATTACCGCGGCGACAATTTCAGCCTGAGCCTTCATTGCGGCAAGATTTGCAAGCTGATTGTTTACTATTCCGCCCGATTCGTTTCTGATTGGCGTCTTAAACTCAAACGCAAGCTTGTTTTCGTAAACCTTCTGAATCATTGATTGAATGTTGTCTAGCAGAACCATATTCTGCTGCATCTCTTTGGTATTTAGGCCAAGAGGTGCCGCCGCGTTCGTGAACGCCTCTTCTGCGCTAAGCGAACCGCCAGCCTCATTGAGCGCAGCAAGAACATCTTTAATTCCGAAATTTATTGATTCGATTTCCGGATTTAGGGCCTTGAATGACGTAACAATGTCGTCAACCTTAAGGGGAATTTGTTCGGCAATTGAAACCATCTCGGCAAACGTCATCTTGCCGTCTGTCAATGCGTTGTTCCAGATTTCTTGCTCCATCTGTGCCTGGGTCATGTCCATCTCAACGCCTTCGCCAGCAACCTCTCCGTCTTGGAATTGCGGTCTTCCAACGGCATCAGATATCACTCCGCCTGCCGCTGACCCGAGCATTGAGCCGATGATGGCGCCGATTGGACCCCCGAGCAGGAATCCAGCTAGTCCGCCAATAACGGATGTTATAGATGAAATTGCCGTCCTAATAACATCTGCCTTGTTGACAAAAATGTCAAACAGTGCAAAGAAGCCGGTCAAAAGAACGGTAGACTTACCAACCAGTCCAAGCCCGTCTTTCAGGGACTTTCCTAGTGCTGCAAGTCCGCCCGCCCCAGTCTTTAGTGCGTTAGCAAATCCACCACTATCCTGAACAACATTTTTTGCCCCTTTTGTGCTGAGGTATGCCCCGATTCCGCGCTCTATGCTTGGCCTTAGGGGTCCGCCCGCCAATCCAACTGCCGCAGCCCTCGAAGCAGAAGCTCCTCTAAGCCCCGCAAAGGCACCGCCAATAGACCTTGCAAAAGTGGAGATACTTTCCTTGAAGACGCTTACTGCATTCCTGAAGAATCCCCCAGTAGACTTAAGGTCTGCGCCGAAACCTGCCAGCCTGGCTGCTATTGGGGTATCCCTTGTTGCAAGGGCACTGACTCCGGACATGTATTCTTGCCGTGCCGCAACCCCAATAAGTCTTGATCCACCGACCCCAGAAAGGTTCCTTACGCCCTGCGCCGTCTGTGCTGTTGCGGAAACTTGCGCCTGCGCTGCTGCAACTGTTGCTGAAATATTTTGTCTTTGAACGGGGCTGAAAGCGTTTCCGGTCTGGTCAACAACCTTCTGCATGACCACTTTTTGAATCTTAAGTTCACCAGCCGCAGTTCTTGCCTTGTTGGCAAGCGGAGCGCCCATCTGATATGCCTGTCTGGAGGCAACAGTTCCTGCGCTAAACGCACCAAGTGAGCCAAAGAGCTTCTGGAGGCCTCCAAGTGCACCGCCAGAAGGTGCCTTGATAAGCTCTCCTGCGGGACCAAATTTTGCAGCGGAACCAAAAAGAAGTTTTCCAAAAAGCTTACCGGTTGCCAAAATCGCAAGAGAAGCCCCAATTGCCTCTACTGCAAATGGTATACTTGTAAGGAGCTCAAGGAAGATGTTCAGCAGCCGTATAAATACGCTTATTAGCGGCATTACAAGCGTAATTCCAGTGATCAGCTCAGCGAAGAACGCACCGCCAGCACCTGACGCAAGGGATTGAAGGGCAGGAACAAGCTTGGACTGAACTTCGCGAACAAGCCCCTGCATTGGAACCGCAAAGTTGTCAACTACTCCTCTGAACGCGCTGTTTTGAGCATATTCCTTTGAGAGCACGCCGAATGCAGCGATCACGGCTGTTATACCAAGAAGAATTGGGTTTGTGTTGAACGCCAGGGCAATTCCCCTCATTGCAAGCGCCGCAACCGCGGCGGCCCTGACAAAGTCTATCCTCATCAGCTCGGATATCGCCCTTATTCCGTCTCCGATTACTGCAAATACGCCAGATCCTCCGCCTTGCCCGAGTGCGGTGAAAAGCCTGATAACCCCTTCCCCAAACTTCTGGAATATTTGAACTGTTGCCTGAAGGGTTGGGGCAATTTCATCAAGCATTCCACTGAACTGTGAGGCAAAGTTTGCAGTTGCTGTTCTTGCGGCCCTTGACTGGAATACAAGGCCGATGTCATACATGACATCTCTAAGTCCGTCATATATTGGCTTTGTAACGACCGCAACCATGTACTGGCTTGTGTCCTGAAGTGTAGAAAGTGCTCCCTGGAATGTCCTTGAGAGCTTCTCCATTCCTCCGCCGAAGACAAGCGACATCTCCTCAAGGATCTTTCTTGCAGCTGCGGCTCCTTCAATTTTTCCTCGCTTTGAAAGTACTCGCATTGCCTGAACCGGTCCTTGATTCAAAATAAGATCTACGGTTTCCTTGGAAATTCCCTTAGCGCCCTTTGCCGCTTGCATGGAAATTCCGTATTGCTGCCTTGCGCCCTCCTTGCCAAGCTTTACAAACCTGTTGACCTGCGCATTAAGGGCAGATTCTGCTGCAAGCTTTGCGTCCCTGTCTGTTGAGGTGAGCATCTCTTTAGTGATTGTTACGGTTCGCTTTTTTACGGAGTCATAGTAGCTTATTGTTGCCTCTCCCTGTTGGACCATCTGTTTCATGACGGCCTTTGAAAGGAGCTCGTATCCAGCAATACCTGCGTTTGCCAGCTGCATCATGTCGTTTTGGTATACGCGACCAGATTGCTTCATCTGCCCAAGTGCATAAGTGATTCGGTTTAGCTTGTCGTCTTCTCCGCCAAGCGCCGCAACAGCGTCACCAATAATTTGAAGATTTGGCATGATTTCTTTTGTTTCGAAACCGAACGCGCGCATCCTTCTTGCTGATTCAACAAGTTCAGGGAATCTGAACGGCGTTACGTTTGCAAACTGCTGAATAGACTTTACAAGTGTATCTGCCTGATCTGATGCCTTGGTAATATCAACATTCGTTGCTCCCATTGCCTTCTGCTCGTTTTCAAACAGTGTCTGGAATGCAACCGCAGAGTTTTCGAGCTGTGCATTGAATCCAATAATTCCGCCCTGGAGGTGCGACAGGAGCGAACCAACGCCCTGGCTGATCTGACCAACTATCTGCTGGCTAAATCCGAATTTTATCTGATCAACAAATCTTCCAAGAATTCCAGATTGTCGCTCAATACCGCGTGCGGCTTCTTTTTCTGCATTCCTAATCTCTTGTCCGCCAACAGGCATAAATCCTGGTAGGAATCTTCCACTGCCTCCGCCGCCGCCACCTCCACCGCCAGTTCCCGTCGCCCCCCTACCAACACCCGCACCGCCAGCCCCAGCTGCCATTATTGGCGTGGCCACTGCCGCCTGCCTTCCAAGGGCCGCAGCGAGTCCCTTGGTTGTAATCTTTCCACCGGAAATACCACGGAGCTCTGCCATCATTTCGGCAAGTCCGCGGATTGTCGCCCTTAGATCGCTCAGCTTCTTAGGGGATACCGGTGCAATTGTAGAAAGTGCGCCAAATAGCTGCGCCATCGCAGCCGCGTTCTTGTTCATTGACGATACGTTTTTACCACCAATTGGCGGAACGCCAGCAGGCTGTCCGCCGGGGGCTACCGCAGTCCTTCTCCCTCTTCGCCCGCCACCGCCGCCGCCAGCACCGCCAGCAGCAATGGCTGGAACTGCAGCCTCTTGCGCCGCCCTAGTTGCAGCAGCCGCTCTTGTTCCGGTGGCAGCTCTGCCCTTCTTAGCCTCTTTAACAACAGACTCGCCTGCGGCTGTTGCAATTGCGGCAGCGGACTGATCGACGGCAGCAGCGGTAGCCTCAGCCTTCTTTGCCGCCCTTGCATCTGCTCGCTCTTGCTTTGCTATTTCCTTTCTTGCAGCTGGGCTTATGTTTGCAGCAATGTCGGCAGCAAGCTGCTGTAGGGCCTGGTTTGCGGCTCCTGTTGCGACAGAGACATCACCCTGCGCTTGCATTCTCTGGAACTGCTTTCCTTCCCTTGTTCCATAAAGACCGTATTTTGCTCCTTCGCCAGAAAGAAGAACGGCAAGCCTTGCAAACGTCCCTTTTACAGTTGGCTTAGAGGACGGAATTTGTTCGGTAAGAAATGCAGGGGGTGCGTTTTTTAGAGCCGCGGTGTATCCTGTTTTTTCAATTTTACGACCAAGGGCTATAACTTTTTGCCTGTGCTGCTCTGACTCTTTTGTGATAAGCGCAATTGCTGCTTCTTTCTGTTTTCTTGCGCTCTCTGTTCCTGCTGGTCTTCTTTCAATAAGCGCAAGTTTTCTTTTAAGGGTTTCGCTGATTTTACCAAGTCTTTTTTCTTCTTTTTGCAGCTCTGCAATTCCACGCTTTTTTCTCATCGGGTCCAGAATTTCTTTTTTGTACTTTGCAAATTCAGGATTTGGTCCGATAAGACTTGTTGAGTACCTTTCTTCTGTAACTTTTGGCATAAACCTTGAAAGGAATGCGCCCATAAAGGCAGGACTGCTTGCAAGGAAGCTTCCGGATTGCTTTACTATGACGGCAGGCTTGGCAATTGCGCTAGACCTTATTTCCCTTGAAGATCTGCCCGTAAGTATTACCCCATCCTCGCCGCCTAGCGTCAAATATGCCCTATGGAGCGACGGCAAAACCCTTGTCAACTCAAGACCGGCCGCCCTTGCAGCTTCTGTTGACTGAATTCCAGGAGATGAAGTTGCCGTTGCAATGGCTTTCTTGTAGTTGTCAACAAGCTTGCCAGCGGCCTCTTCAAGTATCTTCCTGCGTGAGGTTGCGTTTTTATCTCCCCTGAGGAATTGATTTCTTACTTTTCCAGCAAATCTTCCACCGGAGCGCTGAATGATAAAATCGTATTCAGAAACATTAAGAGGGGTCTCTTCAGATCCAAGATGGTTAACAATCTTTTCGTCAAACTTTCCCTTTTTAATCGCTTCAAAGAGTTTGCTTGTTCTTTCGTTGTATTTCTTTAGACCAGCCCTGAACTTTGGGGCGTCTCTTTGAATCAACTGCTCTGTAGTCATCTTTTCTCTTGGCGTTCTGAATTGCAGCTTTCCGCTTGCAATGTCTTCTGCCATTTGAACCATTGGCATCAAGCCCCTGGTCTTTGAGGTGCCAGCAAGAGACGCTACGGTGAACAGGAGATTCTTATCGTCCTGACTGAGATTCTTTCTTCTTTCCTTTACGAGCGTTACTGCTCGTTTAAGATCCGGGTCCCCCGTCGCAAACCATGCGGCCCCTCGCTCCTTGCTTGTGAGGTTCCTGTATTCTTTTGATCCAAATGAATCGCTAAGTGCCCTAAGAAGCGAAAGGTGACCTTGAACCCTTCCAACTATCGCCTGCCCCTCAAAGCTGTTGAAAAAATCTGGTCCGTTCTGAGAAAGCAGTCGCTTATAGTAGTCAAGGTCTTTTCTGATTGCCGCGTAGGCCCTTATCGGGCTTTTGTGAACAGCCCCTTCAAAATCCTGAAAATTAGCAAGAGCTGCAAATGGGTCCTTAATCCTTGAAGTTGCCGCAGATACCCTTTTTGCCGATGTTTCTTTTCTTGCAATTTTCTGCCTTGCAGCTGCTTGTCGCTGCTTTGCAAGGGATCGTATGTTTGACGCTGTGGACTTAGAGGACGCAATTGCAGAAACAAACGCAGACGCAAAACCGGACCTGTCGCTAAGGCCCCTAGAAAGCGCATCCTCAAATTGCCTTATTCCGTTTGCCGTATCCGGAATACTAATCGGGGCCTTCCCGCTGATCCACATCTGTCTCTTTTTTCTTGCATCGCCACCAACCATTACCCTCTTGCCGGTTGCCTTTACGGTGACTTGCCTTTTTACGGTAAGGGCCTTCCCTTCGCGAATATTTTGAAGCGCTTGAGAAAGGGCCTTTTCTGCAGTCATCCTTCTGTCGGCAGCCATCAGCCTGGCAGCCTCTCTTGAAATAACCGTCAAGTCATCCTTGATGAGTCCTTGAACAGATCCAGGAATCGAAACATCTTTTCCGGTTCCTTGAATAAGAGATCTAAGGTTTGTTGGATTTCCTTTTTTATCAAACCTCAAACCTTCCATGCCCTTGCCCCCGAGAAGGGAGAGTATCGATGCAGCCGCCCTTACTCCCTGAACTCCGTTTTTCTTAACAAGATCAAGCATTGCGGAGTTAAAGCCCCTTGACTTTGCGTCTGCTTTTCCGAGGGGGCCCCTGCCAACGGCGCCAAGAAGCTTGTATCTTTGATACGGATTCAGGCCACTGGTAGATGCGAGCTCTCGATAGAGCGCGTCAAGAATCTGCTGAGGGTTTTTTGTAGAAAGTTTTCTTTCTGCAACCCTTTTACCAATTCGCTTAGTGATCTGATCTACATACGGATCTTTTGATTTTCCAGATGCTTTGTTTTGCTTTGATATCTTTTCATTAATAGAACTGCGAACTACCTCAAGGGTAATTTTTCTTTCCTGATCCCAGCTTGGGCCCATTGCCTCAGACACTCGCCTAACGGTATTGAGTCCATCTTGTACTGCAGGAATTGAGCTAACAAGTGCTGACTTGTCGCCAAGCAAAATTCTGTGCGCAAGGCGTTCGGCGTCTACCGGCCTCATCATATTAAACGCAGACGCAACGTCTATCTCATCGTCACCCGAGAGTCTATTGCCGTAGTTTAGGGTGGTTAGAAGCTGCTCTACGTAGCCTTCTTCGCGAAGATTAGCTGATTCCTTATAGTTTGTGCCTACATCATCAGCGCCAAAAAAAGCATCGTAGTCTTTGTCAGACATTTACTTATCTCTCTCCGCCGCCCTATTGCGCATTTTCTCAATTCGGTCTCGAACTAGCGATTGCTTGGCTTCTGGAGATCCAAACTGCATAACAAGAGCGTCAATGGATGATTCCTTGTCGGGCGCGCTGAGGATTCTCTTGCCGCCAGCCGCTCTGTCGTCGGTCTTTGACTTGAACTTCTTGTCGCGCTCTTCCATGTATCTGCTGAATGAGGCGATCTGGGGGAGGGTCATACGCATGAAGTCACTCGGCGTATAGCCAAATGCGTCAGCGTACGATCCCATAATCACACCCCAATCGATATCTGACCAACCTACGCCCGACTTGGTGCTTTTCCCACTTGCTCACCATCGGTGGGCTCTTCTGGGAGAAGTCCGCTGTCGCGGAGAACCTTGGTCACGGTCTCCTGCATGCTTCTGATGTCAAATCGTTCGCCGACTTCTCGCTCATCAACTTCTGGCTCATTCTTTCGAATCGCCAACCAAAGGACGTAGCGGAGAACGGTAAACTTGTTAAAGTCGATCTGGTCAATTGCCCCGTATCTCTCTTCGAGATCCGCCAGGTCGTTAAGGCTAAGTGCCTTCTTTGGGCTTATTTCTACTAGGTTTGCCACTGTTCTCTCCTATCTTTCCAATCACGGCAAGTCGCCGCGTGGATATCATAGCGCAACCAGCGCTATAGATATTTATAAAACATAAAACCCCTGGGGGCAAGCCCCAGGGGTTCTATTACGCCTAAAGAAGGCGGATTAGCTCTCGATCTCCACGCGGATGATCTGATCGCCAGCGGTGAGGGTCGTGTCAACAATGGCATTGAAGTCAATGTCCATCGTTGAAATGGCCTCACGCATGAATGGGAAGTTCAGAGCGGTCGAGAACGCCTTGAAGAGGTGAACAATCACCTTCTTGTTTGGGTCATCGGTTCGCGTGTGGGTGAACTTCACATACATCGCTGATGGCTTGTCGTCGTATTCCGTCGTAAAGACGTTGTGAGTGCCGGTGATGCCGTTCGTGCCGGTTGAAAGCGTCGTCTTGGCTGCGGTGAAGAACCGAGCAAGATTCTCAAAGTTAATCTCAACCGAACGAGCCGACGCCGTGACGTTGCCACCGTAGTAGCCACGTGCAATCACGAAATTCGACTGGCCGCGGAACTCTGCTTCCTGGAACTCCACGCGGAACTCAACATCGCCACCGACTTCGCCGATGGTGTAGAGCGTCGTGTAGGTCGTGGGAAGGTCCGCGGGATTGGCCCCGGAAACCCAAGGCGCAACCGAAAGTGTGCCTGATCCTAGTGTCAGCATGCTGCGTTACTCCTCATCTAACTATCATGTTGTACCGAAGGCGCCTTCGATACTCCAATGTCGCCTCATCATACTCATCTCGCTCGGCAACTTTCTTAACGAGATGGACCTTAATCCCCGATCCGGCAAAGCTCTGAATGTTTAGCAGGGTATCGATTCGGTTTGATATCTGGCCAAGCTCAGTGGCTCCGGCAGTCGAAACCACCATTACCTCTACGCTCGGCTTATTGATACTAAAGCCGACTTCGGTTTCCCCGCCTTCCACCGAGATCTTCACGGCTGGCAAGGCAGTTCGAACTGTTGCGGTGATCGGGTAAATCTTCTTATCGCCGCTGGTGCCGCCGAGCAGCGACTGCAAAGTTGCGTCGCCACCAAGCTTGCTAAACAGCGTTTCGTAGATTCCGTTCACAAAGAGGATAGTACGCTATCTGACAGAAGGTACAAGGGGGGTTCGTTCTACGCTGTTTCCTCATCGTGATTGTGCTCGGATTCGTCCCACCCCATTGTGATTGATTTTGGATGCAACGGAAGCGGGCTAAACGGTCGCAATGGGCAGTCACTAATCCTGCAGAATCGGTCTCCAAGAGCACATCCAGCACACATTTTGTTGATAACCTTTTGGCGTTCCTTCATCCCTATTGCGGCAGGTCCCTCTGCCGCCGCAAGGGTGCTCTTCTTTTCAATGCCAACCGTTTCAATCCCAGCGGCCTGGATCGCCTTCTCTGGGATTGTTCTTGTTCCGGCGGTCCAGTGGGCAATCGACGACTCGCTATACCCAAGAATTTTTGACCACTTCTCAGTAAATTCCTTAAGGTTCAAGTCTTTTGACTCACCCTCAAGCTTTAGTTGGAATTCCCTGGTTGGACCATCTACCGCCAACCGTCTCCAGAATGTTGTGTCCTTCATTTGGACTCCTTTCTGTAAGGAGCCTAGCCAATCATCCCTGAGGTGTCAAATTTACCACTGGGTCCATCCTGCCGCCGTAGTACTTGCAAGTTCGGCACTCTCGGTCGCCGTTCTTTCTCCAGTAAGTGTTCTCCCAGGAATACTCGTGTCCGTGCTTGCAGTGAGTATTGCGTAGTTTTCCAGCATCGCCGCGGCGGGTGTTCATCCTTGGGGTAACAACCTCAAGGTGTTCCAAGTTGACACATTTTCTATTTCTGCACAAGTGGTCGATCTGAAGACCCTTTGGGACCTCTCCGCGCTGGGACTCATGATGCCACTTATGGGCGTTGATCTTTCGGCCCTTGTCGTCCTTGAAGGCACCATACCCAGACGGGTCAAGAGCGCCAGTCCACTCCCAGCAGCCCGATTCTACTTTTTGAACATAGCGAAGAAACCGAACATACGGATCGGTCTTTGGTCTTCCACGCTTAGTAACTTCATCCATGGTGACATCATATCACCATGGTCAAGTATTTATGTTCTACGGGGCGAGCTATCCGCGAAGCCGAAGCGGGATGGTGACAAACCAAATAAGTGTCAACCAACCAAGGACATTGCCAACAAAGTTTCTGGTCTCACCATCCGGAAGGACAATCCAGCCAATAAGAAGGCCAAAAATAGTCCACGACTGGCTAATGATATCGTTTGCAGCTGAAATTAGCGTGTCCTTGTGCTTCTTTATAAAGTCAATCATTTACCGATTCTCCCCCGTGGTCGATTTGCAGCAGTAGCAGCAGCCGCCACGGCTGACTGCGCTACCTGGGTGATAACCACCGCAGCAATAATTGTCGGAGCAGCCTCTTTTCGCTCCGTTTCCGAAATATCCTTTCCAAGATTTGCTACCGGCGCAAGCGCCTCGCCAACCGCTTCGCCAATTGCCTCTGCGGCCTGACCAACGGTTGCATCAAACACTTCGCCAACGGCTGCGGCCACTTCTCCAACCGCTTCGCTAACAGCCTCCACCGCTGCGCCAATTTCCTCTACACCTGGCAAAGCGGGCTGTGACGGCTCAGGAGAAGGAACAGGAGTGGGATCAACAGAAGGGGCAGGTTCCGGCGAAGCACTTGGCTCCACGGTTCCTTCGGGCGTCGGCTCGGGCTCGGAAGTCGGGTCTGGTGTTGGTTCATTTGTCACCTCTGGGCTTGGAGTCGGCTCTACAGTCGGCTCTGGGCTTGGAGACGCGACCGGGTATGGTGGCGGCTCTGTTGGATTTGGGCTTGGCGTTGGGTTTGGTGTTGGCAATGGGGTCGGAGATGGCTCTACAGAAGGCTCTGGCGTGGGGGTAGGAGGCACGCTAGGGCTTGGTGATGGCGGTTCTGGGGTAGGAGAAGGGGTTGGCTCTGGCGTGGGCTCTGGCGTGGGCTCTGGCGTGGGCTCTGGAGTTGGTTCTGGGGTTGGTTCAGGGGTTGGCTCAGGAGTTGGCTCTGGGGTTGGCTCCGGGGTTGGGGTTGGCTCTGGGCTTGATGGCGGACCAACGACCCAAGATGTGTTTGTGATTGTCAGCGTGCCAACGCCACAGCATGAATCAAGTGAAAGAACACGGAACCCAAAGGCCCCGCCAGCCGTCACGTAGACCTCAACGGTCCCGCTGGCGCTTTTCGTATTGTTGGCAAGATCGGTCCAAATATCTGCAAGCAAAACCTGCGGGCGGTCAAAGTACGCATTGTCGGTTGTGATAAAAGACCAAGAGAAAGACACCGTCTCGCCGAGGGATGAGTTCGTTGTGATTCCAGTCACGGTGTTTACCCACGGCTGGCCCGGCAGCACGTTATTACTACCATCAATGACAATCGTTCCGTCGGTAAGGATTATGGTTCCGTTTGCGTCTACCTGCTGATCCCATTGATCGGTATCGTCAAGGGCATAAACAGGAGATGTGACGTATCCAAAGAATAAAGCGCTTACAATCAGCCAGATGATTGCAGCAGCTACAAACTGCTTCTGGGTCATTTTCCCTGTCCGGAGAGCCAGGCTACAATCCCACTGACGCCAGTAAGGCCAAGAATGCCAATAACAAATTTGGCAAGTCGATACGCGCCACGCGTTTCTGCCATTTCTACGCGCATGGCAGAAAGCTCCTCCTCGATCTTGTCGAGGCGGTCAAGGATTTGCTGGACATTATTCGCAGTCACATCGGCACCTCATGTTGTGTGGATGCATTGATGTGTTGCACTATATTATGCGCCTACTTCAAGCGCAAGTCATTTAGCCTCTACGCGCCCAGCCGTCGCCCTTATAAAAAATGTTTGACGCAGAAAAAACTTTATTCAGTTCTCTTCCGCACTCTTTATGTATTTTCTTGCTTTCGTCGGACATTGCGTGCATAATTTCTACTTTTTTTTCGCATTTGTCGCAAAAGTACTCGTAGACTGGCATTATTTCTTTTCTTGATCTTTAAACTTAGCGAGCTCCGCCTCAATCTCGGCAATCTTTGCCTGCAGCGCAGCGATCTGCGACTGATAGATGTCGCCCTGTACGGCCATCGCCCCGATCTTCCTAAGCAGATCTTCTACTGTGATCTGAATGTTATCAGACATTTTCCTTCTCCCCTACTGCTAATGCACCGATGTTGGCATATATCTCCGGAAAGTCAAATGCGGTTTTACCTGTCTTAAAGCTTACACCACTATACTTTGAAAAGGCAGAGATCTTGGCTTGGTTTTCTGGATTATTGAGATAAGACTCAAAAGATGAGGTTATGGCGGCCCTCCAGGCAACTGCAGCTTTTTCTATTTGATCAGAATCTAACTCTGGCCATTTTTCTGGATTTCTTAGTGTCTCCTCATCCTCCTCCCCCGATAAGGTGTAACCGGCATGAAACGCGGAGGACATTATGAGATTTCCCAACCCAGACCGAAACCCTCGCCCAGTGTTTGTCTCATCAATCTGATAATAGTGATAAATATTTGCAAGGATGTACGGGTAAACCAACGTAAAGCCAAGGGATACCAGCTCAATAGACTGCACAATCTCCTCCTCCCAAAATACGATATGTTCTGGGAGCGACGCTTTTTCCGCAAAGTGTTTGTTCCCAAACATGAATGCCCCTGTAACCTTTACGGCAGGGGAAAACCCCGTCTTCTGCACCATTCTTGCCAGCCTAAAAGAATGCATCTCTGGGCTCGTGTGTGCCCAACTTGGTACAATTTCTTTCTCTTCTTGGCTTAGCTCCTTAAACTCTCCCGTCCAATAACTATAGCCAAAGCAAATGCGCTCTGGCTCAACATTGTCGGTGATAGAGTTTTCATTTAGTTCATATTTTGGAAGAGTTGCGGTAAGTACGGTTTTTTTGTTGTTAACTAGTTTTATTGCGGAGCCCAAAGCATCTATTAGCTCCGTATCCCAGTTTGGCATAAAAAAACAATGAGCGTCAACCTGCAAAAAATAATCCTCGCCCCGATATAGCCGAGACGCGTTATTCCTGTCCTTGCCGATGCTCGGAGGGTCCGAAATGTAGTTTACGCAGTATCTAGCGTTTTCAAATTGAGAAAGCGCCTCCTCAAGGTGATATATGTACATGTCGTCTTCGTCCATCTTTATTCCGTAAACAAGGTTAATCCCAACATGGACTCTTGACCCATTACTTGCATTGTTAATACAGCTTGACACCGTCCTCACGAGCTCGGTGTCATTGCCAACACAGGCAATAGCAACGAATATTGTTTTTTCTAGTTCGGTTTTTATTTCCATATTGAATACAGGTCCGCACGTCCGCTATTCAGATATTTTTCTTTAAGGGAAAATTCCTCTAGGTGAGAATGCCACAGCGACATCGTGTACATGGACCCGCGACTAATCATTGTCATTCTATGCGGGTACTCTAGCCCGCCACTGGGGTATATTAAGGCAGACAACGCTTTTGGAGAGTATGTAAATTTTTGCTGAGGAAACTCAATGTCTCCCCCAATAAATGTTCCGCCAAGGTATAGAATACTACTCGTGATGATGTGTTCTGACTTTTTATGAGAATCAACATGCAGGCCTGCTTCCGAGCGCAGTTCCCAAAGACAGTTGTGGGCCTGGACGGTGTAAAGATTTACTGCAATCCCGAACTCCTCTTGGTGTAACCTGGTCAGTTTATCTGAATACTTTTTAATTAGTGCTTCAGATTCAAGATTTTCATTTGAAATAACGCCAACCATTGGGTTGTCTTTGAAAGCCTCGAGATCGCCGCGGCGATAGTCAGATTCAATCATGCCGATAATTTTGTCAGCGTCTTCTTGATCAACGAAATTATCAATAACTTTTATTCTGTGTCCCACGGCAAATCCTTACCTAAAATCTTTTCTTGACCAAAAGAACTTTTTGTATGCTGCACTAAAGACTTTTGCAAGCCTACTGTTTATTATTTTTTCCCTAGAGTCCTCCTGCACGCCAGACCTCGCTGCGTCATCAATTACAACAGAGGACCATTTTTCTCTTTTAAAGGGTATTAACTGGGCGATTGGGGTTTTCATTGGGATAATGCCTGTGAACTTTTCTTCCTTCATGCTTATCATAAAATTTAACTTAGGAAAAAAAACGTCTGAGTCCATAACCCCAGAGACAACTGACCAGTGCGGGCTTGGATTATTTAGCGGCTCGGTAATGATTAGCGAGTAACCCTCAGGCAGAGCAACCCTCCAAGGGACAAATACCTTTGCAAGTGGTTGCTGTGTTGCGTATGGATGCTTACTTGCTTGGCCCCATGGATGGGCGTCAATTCTTTCATGGCGTCTTGGATAAACCATTGAGAAGTCTTGAGTCGGCCCATCTTTATTTTCTGTAGTGTGTACGTGCTTTGGCTCAACGTACATATCCGCTGGAGTAATCGCAAGATAGCCCATTGACATTGAGTCAAGTACCGGAACGCATCTTTTAATGGTCCCGTTGTCCCCACCATTATTAACGCTTATTTCCTTTTGATCACCTTTGCCCCATTCTTTGAATCCGCCGTAAGATTTTGTCTTCTTCCACCATTCGGGTATTGCGCTGGCTGCAGGTACCGGAGCGGGGTAGTCAGTGACATCATCAGACCAGAAAATAATTTTCTTCTCAGAAACAGAATCAACGCCAAAGATAGACTTAAGTTTTGCAAACATTTATGTCCCCCTTTTCGTTGTTTGTCTCAATAATGGTTAAATTTTGCCAGCCAGTCGGCTCGTTGAGCCTGTCGTATTCCCGAAGGTGCGACCAAGTAGTCAGCAGGTCCGAGTACGCTATTGTACCATTGTATTTTTTTGCCATTTTAAGAAGCCAGTGAAGCGAGGTCGGGGAGTACGCGATTCCTTTTGTATCGTTTAGATACTCCTCCGGCGTCTTCCCATGGCCGTAATCAATAACAGCAAAATATGTTTTACCCCGCCTAGAGAGTATATTGTTTACGTAATTTATTTTTGCTGGGGAGTAGGCAAATAGTCCGCTTCTGGAGTCGGCGACAAGGTCCGCGTCCTGATGCAGCGAGGCGTTTACAAGTCTTTGATAGACATATTCACCCTTGTTTTTTTCGCTAACAGCAAGCTCCTCAAGGATAACCCCCCGAGTCCTTCTTCGCATGACGGAAAAGGGGAATGCGTCAAGAAGCTGGTTTGCAATAACAACCATTGTTCCGCCAGGATCTGGCGGAATCAGGGCGTCACAAATAATGTTCTCTTTTTTTATTGCGCCCCTGTCCTCAATCCTTTTTCTAAGACTAGGGTTAAATTCAGAGGCGGCTGGTATATCCGTGTTGGAAATACCGAGCCCCGCACAGACGACTTGCGAAAACTGACCGTCGCCTTCTCCGTCAAACCTGATTCTGTCAACTTTGCCGATGGATTGTATCCAGCGAGAAAAACCATTTGCGATATATTCGCTAGATGTTGCGTTATAGTCTCTTTTTTCAATCCACTCTATATCTTCGGTATATCGCCCGTTTGCGCCAAAATTACGGTCAAGCGCAAGGAATCTGTGCCTATTATGGTAAATTGGCTTCTTCATGCTGACCCCACTTGCCCACTGGGCATTCTGCTTTTGGCAGCTGCGCCTTGAGCTTCATAAAGCACAAACACTTTTTGCACTGTTTTGTTAACTTGATAAAGTGCTCGCATGCACTGCAGGCTTTTATTCTTTCTTCAAACACATCGGTTGGAACCCTTCCGGCATTTGGGTCTAGCATATCCCACGGCTTAACGGACATTGTCTTGTTCTCCATGCTTTTCCGTAGCGCCGGTTACCGGGCACCTTGCCGGTTGCGGCTTTTCGTTGAACTCCTTTTTGTGCCAAAAGTTTTTCTTGTATGCGCCACCAAAAACATTCCTACTTAGATTGACCCACCGTGTACGCCAGGCATTGTCGTATTCTGCGATCTCAGATTCCCACTTTTCCCTTTTAAATGGTATTACTTGAAATATTGGCGTTCCTTTTTCTATTATGCCAGAAAAGTTGTTTTTCAAATAGAACGTGATTTCAGCTCTTTGGGGAAACGCATCAACGTCTATAATTGCAGACATTGTTAGGAATGGCAGGTCATATCTATTGAATGGGTGGGTTATAAGTATTGAATAGCCTTTTGGGACATTAAACTCAAATGGCTGTATCCAGAGGTAGGGATTGTTGTCATATCCATCTGGGTGGACGAATCCCTTCATCGCGGACGGGTGCCTTGGCGCTCTTACCGGCTCCCACGGGTTTTGACGAGGCCATTGAAAGGCAACATCACCCTCTCCACCTCGCTGAATGTCAATATCCATGTTAAGCTCCTGAATGTATCCAGACGTAAATGCGTCAAGAATTGGTACACACCCTTTTACCGTGTGATCTCTTTCTTGAGTTCTTGGGTTAACGCCGTTGTTTCTATCTATTAGTGCTGGGATCTTCTTGTACCAGTCCGGAATGTAGTGCTTTGCTGGTCTCGGTGGAACATAGCCAGTTTCGTCAAGCACTTCGTTCTCTGGCCTAAAAACAATAACTTTTGCGCTATTTATCTTCCTTGCAAGTCGGTTAAAAAAGTTCATGACTTTTCACCAAGCAGCTTTTTTATCTCTGCAAGATCAGCCTTTATTTCCGCAAGCTCGGCGCTAAGTCCTTCTGCAAGTTCGGCAATCCCAGCATTGCTCTTGTCGTCACACCCTAGGCATGTTCCGACATTTTCTTCACGCTTTTCCCTGACCGCCTTAAGAAGGTTTTCGTCAGCCCATCCCTCAAGCCCGGCCTTTTCATCAAAGAAATCTGTTAGGCCAAGACGCACCTCAATGTCAATGTATGCTTTTTCCCCCCAGCCAACAACTCGGTTTAATGGTGATCCATTGTGTGAAAATAGAAATACAGGGACACCGGAAACTCCTGCCGCCTGAGTGATATGACCGCTTTCTGCTGTTGATATTCTTACTACGGTCAATCCCCTAGCCGAGTATTTCTTTTCCAGCGCTTCAACCCATGGCTTGGACATCTCGCAATAATTGCAGCCGGAATCAAGAAGGAAATAATAGAGGACAGATCCTTTTTCCGCGTTTGCCTCTAAGACCTTATCCCATTCTGATTTTTCTGGCTTTGGGTTTGGAATGACCTGTGAAATGAATTGTCCCATGTTACCTCCCTGCTTATTTCTTATCCGACAATGATTCCGACGCTATCTCCGCCCAGTGATACATACTCAACATTGAACGTGTCAATACTATCAGTTTCGCCTGGGTTTGCCGTGCCGAGCGGGGCAACCCCAATCCCGTGACCGACGGCGGTCTGGTGGTCGCTCTGGCCCGACGCCTGCGTTCCAGAAGATAGCACAGATGTAGTCCACGAGGTATCGCTATAGACCTGGGCCACATAGTCTGAGCCCGTAGTCTCAACGTTAATCGCCTGCCATGCCTGCGTCGCACTTGTGTCGTCGTAGAGTGCGGCAGAGGTGTAGTGGTTTGTTCGTGTTCCAGCCGCAATTCGGTCAACCTTCAGCTTATAGCGATACTTGAAGTTATCCGTGCAGACCTCTACGGTCGTCAAGCACGGGTCGTAGCAATTTCCGCATGTGTTACACGCGTTAGTATTTCCGCCAGTTTCTGAGCAGATACATTCTCGGGTATATCTCTTCCCCGTTGTTCCGCATGATGTGCATGTCTGGTCGTCTCCTGGGCAGTTTGCCCCAGAGCATGGATTGGTTGCGTTCTGGACAGGGCTGCAGCTTGTTGTGCAGGGCCCAGTGTGTGTACCGCCGTCAACGCAAATATAAAACGAGAACTTGTTGCCCCCGCCCTCGTTTCCTCCGGTTGGGGCGTTATAGGAATATGTTGGGGCGTTATATGAAAATGCGTTATAGCTATATGTTGTGGCGTTATATGAAATTGCGTTGTATGTAGGTGAGTTATAGGAATAAGGATTATAGAAACTTGGATTAACAGTGACTGGATTAAAGGTAACCGTATTATAGCTAATAGCATTATAGGTTGAGCCCTTGGGATTTCCACCGCTTTTGTAATTTCCACCGCTTTTGTAATTTCCACCGCTGACATTTCCACCGCTGATATAGTTGCCACCCTTTTTGGTCCCTGGGCTGGCAAGGTTTCCGCCCTTCTGGTTCCCTCCACTCTCAACAAGGTTTCCGCCCTTCACGTTCCCAGGAGACGTCTTCAAGTTCCCAGGAACAACTGGATTAGTAAACGTTGGGTTAAAGTCAAACTGAATCGTACAGACATCCGCAACGTTTCCGGTAAGCTGCGAGCAGTTTGCATCCCCACAAACATCCACAGACATATTTACATTGCCAAAGCTCCTTGATGGAGTTGCGCCGCTGCACGAGCAGGTCCCATAGTTGGTATCGGCGCATCCACACGCCACAGTTGAGACATACGAGTTCGTGTCACTGGCCACATAGACAACTGGGTTGACATTTCCTCCGCCGCATGCCACACAGTCTGTGCAGGTGTAGTTTCCGCCAACGCACTCGTTGTTACAGGTTTGAGAAAAAACATACCTTTCAGCGTGAACATAGGCAATCCAATAGTTGGTTGAATCCTCCACCCAGAAGGTGGCCCCGACACCATTGCCATGCGTTCCGCCAGACCCAGTGACGATGCCAACCGTAGCGTCGGAGTTCGGAATCTCTACCCAGGCAACCCCACTAGAATCAGTGTTCTTGGCGGCGTTAGTATTTATCTCCCAAAGCGTTGGGTTCTGCCAGGCAAGATTCCCAGTGTCGGTAGACCCAAGGGTTCCCTGGGAGGTGTTCGTTCTGTTAAATGTGTCCGCTACAGTTGCCATTAATAGGTCGCCTCCACCGTGACCGACAAGTCGGCCCCCGATGATCCCGCGCTGACAATCTCAACCTGAAGCGCATCGCCAATGGCAAGGGAGGTAACGGTGCTAAGGGATGTGGTGACGACAGCGGCCCCTACGGTAGCGCTTGTATTGCCGTTGGTTGAGCCGTTCTTCACAAGGCGATAGGTTACGCCAGAGCCGCCGCCAGCATAGGCTCGAGCGTTGACAAGCGTGCAGGCGATGGGGGAGATAAACCTTGGTTGCTTTACTCCAGCAGTCAAGGTTCCAGCGATGTGGAATGAAATTGGCATACGAAGACCATCAAGCTTTGTCTTGTCTGATGCGCTAAGGTAACCAGGAACAGACTGTGTTGCCTCCACAACACTTAGTGTATTTCCAGATTTGGAGAGTGCGGTTCCCGCAATAATGGACGCTGCGCCGGTGAATTGCTGCCACGACATAGAATCAGTTCCTACTTTAATAATTTCGCCTACCCCGGTTCCGATGTTCACTTGGATGTATCCTTGGTTGCCATAATTTGTTCCGTTTAAAATGTATACTGCATCACCGGAATGCACGTAGTCAGCGGGAACGCCTCCGTCAAAATTAGCTGCTCTTGTGATTCGCCACGGAGTTCCTGCGCTTCCAGCGTTGCTTACAACGTAGATTCCATTATGAACCTGATTAGTCGCTCCGATATATAGAAGCCGGTCATTTAGCAGCATCTGGTACCCGTCAACCGTTCCGATGGCTCCGTTCGTGTTTGATTCAATGTAGGCACCAACACCAGTCCCGCCGTCACCTCCTGCCGATCCAGCTGTGTAGGTGCCGTTGCTGATATTAGACGCCTGCGCTGCCTTTACGGCTACGTGCCAGTTAACTCCGGAAGCTAATGCGTCCACATACGCTTTCGTAGCAGCATGCATGTCCTGAGTTGGGTCAACCCCAAGGGTGATTTGATTGACGGCAGTGTTTGCGCTTCCGTCCCTAAGGACGATTGTGTTGTTGTTAGCTGACGCAGTTGCAGTAGTTTGAGCATTAAGAACGGTTAGCGTGTTGCTGTTCCCGTCAATTGTCTTATTGGTCAGTGTCTGGGTGTCGCTTGTCCCGACAATGCTCCCAGAAACGCCGTGAGTTGTGGAAAGTCCGGCATGAGTGCTGACCTTGGTTGTTGCATCTGAGGCCGCAGAAGAAATAGCGTCTGACTCTGCCGTATCAGCCTTTGCCTGTGCCCCGTCTGGGCTTTCGGTTGAGAAAGGCAGGGACGTCCACGCAGTGCTGCCAGTTCCAATCTTGAACTGCTTGTTGGTGCTGTCGTAGCCAATCTCTCCGGCCGCAAGGGTAGGGTTAACAGAGGCCCAGTTTGCTGCGGTGTCCCTTCTTGGCTTAATAATGTTCGGCATTACTTAAACTCTTTCCTTTGCCAAAAGAATCTTCGGTATACAGATGCAATATGGGTTTTGAACTTCAGTTCTGCTTTTTGATGCTTTTCAAGCATTTCTTGGTCAACTCCAATTTCCATTTTCCATGACTCCCTTTTAAAGGGGATCACTTGAACAACTGGGGTTCCGGCAGGGATAATTCCCTCCCACTCCTTTTTCTCAACCACAAAAGGAAAATTTACACAGTTTGTGTAGGTGTCAGTATCAACGACCCCTGGGATCGCGGTGAAATATCCGTTGGGGTTGTTCATTGGGGGAACAAAAAGAGTAGAGTACCCAGGCGGCGTCTCAATTCTCCAAGGGTTTATCCACTTATGAACATCCCTTCCCTTGTACAGCGAAGCGAGTGGGTGTTCGCTTGCCTGACCGAATGCGTGACCCTCCACGGCCTTCGAAGGGCTAACTCCTGAGCGCCAAGAAAACTGCCAGCCCCCGACATCATTTGAATCGCCTTCCTCCTTTGGCGCATCAATCTTTACATAAACATCCTGATGGGTAAGGAGAACATATCCAAGAGAGAGGCTGTCCAGCATGGGAACACATCTTTTAATGGTGGAGTTATAACTTGCATCTTGGCCGGAAAGCCTTTTTTCTTCTGGCTCAGCCCCATCATAACCGCCGTAGGCTGGCATCTTCCGGAACCAATCTGGTAGCTCTTTCCCAATTGGGCGCGGCCAAAACTCTTCTAGGATTTTTGTGTCAGAAACAAACTTTATTACCTTATCCTTAGACACTACGCGCTCCCTCCATCAATGGTTTCGTTGCTAATGTCGATATCGTACCATGACAAGGTTCCAGCCCCATCTGTTGCAAGCACGCGTCCAGCAAGGCCGGTTTGCGACGGGAGCAGGGCATTGGCTGCGTTGGCGGCTGTGGTCTGACCCGTTCCACCATATGCAATCCCAACGGCAGTCCCCTGCCAAACCCCAGTAGCAATAGTCCCGACAGATGTCAGCGAAGAGGCGGTTACACCCGACCCAAGGGTGCTTGCTGACAGAACGCTTGTGCTGTTAATCTTATAATCTGATCCCGTCGGAAGGTCAAGCGTTGTGCTTGTAATTGTTGCGGCAGTTGCTGGTGAGGTTGAGCCGTTCGGGACCAGCAGCACCTCCATCTTCCCGCCCAGGGCGGAGTCGGTCATGTTTTCGGTGGCTGAAACCCTAATGGTTGCCGATGGGCTTGAACCATACCCTGTTGCCCCATATCCAAAAGCAGCAACCTCAGCCATGGTGTCGCCAGATTGCGTTGCGGTTGGCGAGGCGGCGGTTCCACGAGACACTCGAGAAATAAGCTTGCCGTGCTTTGATGTTCCATGACCGTCAAGGACTATTGCCGAATTTTGTCCGTCAGCGCTTACTGCTTGAATTCTTGTCTCCGAAGAAAGACCGCCGAGGCTCTGTGGTGATCCAGTGTTGTTATCAATTGTGACAGTTCCTGTCAATACCGCGCTTGCAGCATTTGGATACGGCGGGGTTAGCCAGTTAAGTCCAGTTGCCTCGGTAGAGTCCGCTACAAGGAGCTGACCGTTTGACCCCACAGACCTAATCGCTGGGGTGTCGTTTGCAGAGGCTGCGATGATGTCGCCCTTCGCCCCGACAACTGATGCCTGAATTGCTCCAAGCGCCAGAGAGTTTGCTGCGTCAGCCAACGTATAAGTTGTTGAAACCGCCAGAGGGGTTGCTGCCACTGTTTCAGATGCGCTATTTGTTAGGCTGCTAAACTGAACAGCTACGCCAGTGCCGTCTATGGTAAGGCCTGTCCCTGTGTCAACTGCAACAGTTGTGCCTGTGACGGTTATTCCGCTGCCAGCATTGACTCCCGTATACTGATACCAGTCAAGGTCGTCGGTGCCAAGCTGGTGAACACCCCCCGCACTACCTTCCGAAATAAGGACAAATCCAGTTAGGTCGTTGGTTGTCCCGTATATAGAAAATACCGCATCTCCTGAAGACACTTGACCTGCGACATGGTTGTCTGAGTCGGTGGAACGGGTAAGAATCCAGTAGATAGCCCCAGTCCCTGCCTCGGTGATATTATAGATTCCATTGTGGACAGCGTTCACTTGATTTTTGATAAGGACGCGTGAACCCTCGCTGTCGTTTGTCATGGTAACCCCGTCAATGACGAGGGCACCGTATGTTGTTGCGGTCAGCGTTGCGCCAACACCATACCCGCCAGAAGCATCTGCGGTTCCATTAGCGTAGCTTGGGCTATTCGGAAGCGCTGCCGCCGTTGTAAAGTCAACTGCCCCGTGCCAGTTCATTTGTGGGGCATAGGCGTCTACATATGCTTTAGTGGCAATAACTGTTGTATCTACCGCGACCTCATTTGCAGTAACGGTAATTCCGGTCCCAGCCCCAACATCAAGCGTTGCAGATCCGCTAGACGACCCCCCAGTAAGTCCGTTTCCGGCAACAACCTCTGTGATATCCCCGATTCCGCCGCCACCACCAACCTCAACCCAATCCGAGCCCGTATACACGTAGATCGCGTCGTCTGACGTGTTGTAGTAGAGGTCGGCTTCTGACGGCGTTGAGGGCGCGCTGCTATAGCGCGGGAGATTTACCTTGTTGAGTAGCTTTGGCATCGGGCCCTCCTAGCGGGGGTTTACCCGATTATAACAACCCTGTACTGGTTGTTGCTTGGGGCGGAGGCAAAGTCCAGAACAACGGTACCGTTTGGGGTTCCTGTAGTCAATCCAACGGTGATGTCTGGGTATACCTTCTCGCCGTTAGAGGTCTGGAACACTTCGGCGACCACCCAAATGTTCCCAAGACCATGAGAGATCGTGTAGGTCGTTGCCGTACCGTCGCCAAGTTGCGCGGTGTACTTCGTCGTTCCGCCAAGTGCCGCGAGTCCTGCGGCGGCAGTAGTCTGACCAGTACCACCGTTGGCGATGGCAAGTGCGCCCGTAACCGCAGCGCTCTGCGCAAGGTTGATTGCGCCAAATGCTGGGGCGCCACCGGCTCCAGGAACCCGAAGAACCTGATCAGCAGTTCCTGCTGTGGTTGCATTGACAGCGCTTGTCCCGTTGCCGAGCAGTACGCCACCAGATGTCAGGGTGCTCGCGCCAGTACCGCCGTTTGCGACTGGAAGCGTGCCAGAAACTTCGCTTCCAAGGGCAATCGTGCTTGCGGTTGTCAGCGCATCGGTACCGCCAGTTGACTTAACGATACCAGCGGTGAATGTTGCAACACCAGTACCACCGCGGGCAACGCCAAGCGTGCCGCTGGTCAGCTTGTCGGTGCCGTGGTTTGGAATGTCTGAAGCAACAAGTGATCGGAATGAAGGGGCAGAAGGCCCACCAGTTGCAGGACCAGCGAATACTGCGTTGTCTGCTGCAGTTGTGGCGCCAGTACCACCCTTGGCTACTGGAAGGGTTCCAGTTACTGTTGAAGTTGAGACATCAACAGC